ATGGCCGCGAAGCCAATCCCGAGGAAGCGCCAGGACGGCACGGTCGCCTGGCGTCAGCCGTTCCGGTTGAAGCCCGGAGGTTCGGTCACCTATGAGACTTTCGACACACGCGGTGACGCGCTCGCGTTCGGTCGGCTGGTCGACAAGATCGGCGGGGAGGCGGCCCGCGAGGTGCGGACGGCCTCCACCTCTGCAGCAGCCGACATCCCCACGCTGGACACCTGGCTCGAACGACACCTCGACCAGCTCGCGGCGTCGCGCACATCCGGCACGATCGGCGACTACCGGCGCATGGCCGCGCGCACATGGGGCTCCAAGCTCGGGCCTCTGCCGATCGACGCGATCACCCGTGATTCGGTCATCGCGTGGGTCTCTGCGCAGCGCAAGGCCGAGACCGAGAAGTCCCGGCGCGCCCGATCCAAGGCGATCGCGGCTCAGCGCATCGACAAGGACGCCAAGGTGCCCGACCCAGTGCACTACTCCCCCAAGTCGATCGCCAACGCCCACGGCTTGCTGTCGGCCGTGCTCGAATCGGCCGTCGACGCCGAGCTGATCCCCCGGAATGTCGCGAAGGGCGTGCCACTGCCCTCCGACGCCGAGCGCGGCGAGATGGTCATCCTCACTGAGAACGAGTTCACCGAGCTCTACGACGCGATGCCAGCACACTGGCGGCCACTGATCGCCGCGCTCTACTCCACCGGAATGCGCTGGGGCGAGGCAACCGCACTCACCCCCGGCGACCTCGACCTCGACGGACAGATCCCCACCGTGCGCGTCACCCGCGCATGGAAGAAGGGCGACCGCGGCGTCTACCTCGGCTCACCCAAGACTCGGCGCGGGCGGCGCACCATCTCCCTGCCCCGACAGATGGTCGAGCCGCTACGAGCACTGAGCGCAGGCAAGTCCGCTGACGACCTGCTGTTCGCGGCGGCACAAGGTGGGCGCGTGTCCGCCCAGCACTTCCACAACCGCGTGTGGCGACCAGCCATCGAGACCTCGGGCATCGGCAAGCGACCCCGCGTACACGACCTGCGGCACACCCACGCCTCACACATGATCGCCGCCGGGATGAACCTTCTCCAACTGCAGCACAGGCTCGGCCACGAGTCCCTCAAGGTCACCGGGGACACCTACGGGCACCTCATGCCCGACGCCCTCGCGTCCGGTGCGGCGCTCGCGTCAGCTTCCCTCGCTGGCGCTATGCCGGAGATGGCCGCCCACAACCCGGAACTGTTGATCGAGTACTAGCCAAACCCACGTCACCGGCGCTTAGGCGACGGTCGACTTGCAAGATGCGGGGTGAGCCGCCTTGTCGAGAATCGTGACCCTCTTGGCGATTAGCGTTAGGGCTGTGCATCGAGCACCTTGGTCGAGAATGCCTCGAGGTCGCAGTAAAGGAGGTAGAGGCTGGCCTCGTTGAGGTGACGGGAGTCAAAACCGGTCGCGGTGAACCCTTTCCGCGGCGATCGAGGCAACAGAATCTGTTGCAGCCCCAGCTCGACGGTGACCTCCCCGCTATCCGACGTGTCCACGCGGGGAGAAATCCGGTGGAGTCCGTGCGTGACGGCGTTCCGACGCTTGTACAGTTCCCGATACTCGGCCGCCAGATCGTGGGCTTCAGGCCATAGGTCAGCAGCTTCCTCGAGCCCTGCCGCAAGCCGAGCACCCGAGTGCCCCCACGAGCGTCGAAGCCGGTGGTACACCTCGTCCGAGTCGCTTGCAACGTCAGCGAGCTGTGCGAGCGCAAGTGAGATTCCAAGGTCGACCTCGGCAGCCTGGATCACCACCGCGCCAATTAGCCACTTCAGCCGATCGTATGGGCTGGGTAGCAGCGCCAAGATTGGATGCTCCGGCAGATGGGACACGCTAGCCTCCTTGTCGATCAAGACGCCCCGAGGCCTACGGCGTAGACGGTAGCGCCCGTCGAATCGGTCAGCATGGTCGATCCAACTCCTCGTGCAGCGCCACGATCTGTGCCCTTTCATCCGCCGTCAGCCCATCCAGACGGGTCATCAGGGTCGGCTCGTCCACCCACAGCTCGTCAGCAACGGTGTAGAGGTCATCCGCCCAGTGCAGCGCAGACAGCAGGTCATCCATCTCGATGAGCCACCGGGCGGCTTCACGCTGGGCCGCGCAGTCCTCTCGGGCGGTACATGCCTGGTCGTGGCCCATCTCGATGTGCACCAACTCGTGGGCGAGAGTGCACCGCCGCTCACGCTGGAGCTGGTCGGGGTGCAACACGATCAGATCAGAGCCGACGGTCATCCCGCGGCGCGTGGGCATGCGCCGCCACGCCAGATCGATGTGCTGCTGGTCGCGCAGCCGACGCCACGGATGGAACATGCGGCGAACGTAGCGGCGGGGTGTGACAAAGCTACCCCTCTTCGTACTCCGGGGGAGGTGCCAGCCAACGCTTAGTCAGCGCCACCCCGACAAGAGCGGCCGATGCCATTGCGACACTGAAGGCCCTGTCGTAGACCAGTTCGTTCGCTGCGAACGTGACTTCTTTGCGGAACTCCGGATCTTTCAGACGCTCGGCCGCATCTTCGCCCAGGTACTTGCTTGCGAGGCCAACGCTGGTGGCCATCTCGTGGTTCGCATCGAAAACCTTTAGTCGTCCGAATACAACCACGCGGGTTCCTGCGCTACCGGGGAAGGCCTGACACTCCATCACCCACTGGTCCGCACCCGCCTTATCCCCCACCCATCTGGCCGACGTCCTCATGACCAGGAAGTCATCCCATTGCGGATACCACGGCGCTGTCATCGCGCCGCCAAGAGGCTCGCAGCCGCAGCAACATCATCCACATCCGGAAGTCGATCTTCCATGTTGGCACCAGCCGCTTCCGTCAGCTCGAACACCTCTTGCGGGGTGAACTCGTACTCAATCAGAACCCCGAGGGCCGAGGCGTAGCGCCGCACGCTAGACCACCGCGGGTCCGCGCCGAGCCTCTCGATGTTGGAGACCACCGCAGGGTCACGGTTCATCCGGCGCGCCACGGCAGCCTGGGACCATCCGAGAGCTTCACGCCTGGCACGCAGGCGCTCGATCAGTTCGTAGGCGTTGTCGGCCTGTTGGATTCGCAGCCTGGCGTCAACATCCGTCCTGTCGATGCCAAGCGGATCGCCCGTGTTCATGAGCATGAGGATATCCTCATGGGCGCGCTCCTGTCTCGGGCGTCACAGCATCTCCACCCGGGATGCAGTGAAGCGCCGGTAGGCGATCCTTGCGTCCAAGTTCTGACGGGCACGCTGCTCGTCAACGGTCCCGGTCGGCTTCGGGGTCAGCATCAACCCGATTGCTCGCGCACCGTCCACCTTGCTCTGCTCCACGAAGTACAGCCGCAGGCGAGGCTTCGTGGTGTTGAGAGTGAGCTCGAACAGCCAAGGCTCGTTCTCTACCATCTGGAACCGGTGTCCATCCTTCGACGTCCGGAGGGCTCCACGCTCCAGCCGCTCGATCAACGGGGCAAGCTCAAAGCGAGCATCGGGGTCGAGGTTGAGAACAGCCTTTGCCTCAGCCTCGACCGGTGGGCACAGCCATTCGAACCGACACCCTCCCCCTACAAGCCGCAGATCGCGGAGGTTCACAACCCCTCCGGGCGCTCAGCATCCGCATCCTGCTTGGCGACTCGCTTCTGATACTCGGTACCACCCTTGGGCATCGGCTGGGCCGCGTGCTCCTCGGGGTGCTCGACGGCCTCGTCCGCTCGCTTCTCAGCGCGGAGCCGGCGTGCGGTGAGTTCGTCGATCGTCGGTGCGGAGCCATCAGGCTCCGCGGTCATGGCGGCGGGCTGTTCAGCATCGCCCTCACCTGCCTTCTCAGCTCGAACCAGCGCCCGCAGGATCTCCACCGCAGCCTTGCGAGAAGGCTGCGACAGGTAGTCCACGCCGGGAGGAAGCTCCTCGGCGAACGGCGGGCCGGGCATCGGGACACCCGCCGCTGCGAACGCGACCTCGTCCGAGACCTTCGCCGCCCATGCAACCGCCCGGATGGTCTCCGGGGAGGGCTGGAAGCGATAGGTGCCGGCCGCGAGATGGTTGAGCGTCGTGTGGGTCACATGGTGTCCGGCGCGCTCCGCCTGCATTGCGAGCGTTCGCCCAGACACAGCACGCTCCTTCAGGGCGCGCTGCACCAGCCCACGCAGCGTCTCGGTCTCGTTCACGCCGCCAACACTCCCGCCCTGGTTCTCACTGGTGGAACAGACTCGCCCGGAGCGAGTGACAAGTGACGAGTGCATCTTCGCAGATGCGGGGGTGAGTTTGGCGCTTGTCATCTTGACAACGAATGCCGAGTGCTGGACTCTCTACTTGTCAGCCCGACGATTGGAGAGCAAGATGAGGACTCGTACCCGCCCGCCGCGCATCCGCAAGGAGGTTTGGATGAGAGTCAAGGACCCGGCGAAGATCCGCCGGTGGCGCGTCCAGCGCCACTACTCACAGCGCGACCTCGCCTACCTGGTGCGCCGCTCGCAGGCCGCCATCTGGCAGATCGAGAACGGCAAGCTGCGCAACCTCGAAGAGGACTTCGCGCTCGCCATCGCCGCGCGCCTCGACGTCCCGTGGGAGGACCTCTTCGAGGCCCACGACATCGTTCGCATGCCGACAGTGCCGAGTGGTGCACGCAGCACTCGGCGCGGGGAGAAGGTGTCGGCGTGACAGACATCCGCGACCTCTACCTACCCCTGACGAGCGTGAACCTCGTTGCTGCCGCCTTCTGCGGGATCGCATCGGTCATCGCTGACACGCCTTGGCTCGGCATGACTGGAATCGGCGCCAGCCTCGCCGCCGTCGGCTCCTTGGTTGCCGCGGGCGAGATTTCCGAACGCCGCCGTGGCTCGCTCACTCATCCGGTTCGGGCTTGGTTGCGATCTCGCGCAACGGGATCGCCAGAGTCCGCGTCTTCTTCTTCCATGTCGGAGAGCGGGTCCACACGATGAGGACCTCTGCACTCTCCCAGCTATCCGGGGCGCACTCGACCGTCAGCTGGATGTCTTCACCTGGACGCACCGACGGGAGCAGTTCCACCGCCTGGCGGGTTATCCCCACGTTGTTACTCGGCGCCGAACGCCACATCGAGACCGCGCATAGGCGGCCGGTGACATGCATCCGGAACGCCGTACCGTCGCCAGCGTTTGCTACCAGCGCGGTCGCCGTGGGGCCATGCGGAGGTCCATACCTGTCGTGTTTGACCCATGAAGCGCCGCCACCTTGCAGCGCCCAGTCTGCCTCCGCCCGGTCCTCCCGTCGCCACCAAAGCGCAGCAACGGTCGAGACCCCCGTGGCCAGCGCGGTCGAGATTGCGGCAGCCCAGCCGACGACGCCCCAGAACCCTTCGTCCATGCCCGGAACCTACCGCTCCGGAGGTGCCCGGTGACCGTCGAGACCACTCCCCTGCTGACCGAGCCCGAGGCCCGTCGTCTGACCGAGCGCATCCGATACACAGCGCTCAGCGTCCGCGACGGCGTGGAGAAGCTCCAGCGCCTCGTCGCCGAAGCGCAGTCCGGTCAGGCTCACCTCGCGCTCGGCTACAAGTCGTGGACGGCCTACCTCGCCGAAGTCATGGGCGACGAGCCGCTCGTGCTCGCCCGAGACCGGCGCCGCGACGTCGTGGCCTGGCTGGCTGGCGAAGGGATGTCGACGCGGGCGATTGGCGCCGTAGTGGGCGCCAGCGTCGGGACCGTCCACTCGGACAAGGTGTTCAACTCTGAACACCTGACCGCCGATGAGGAAGCTCCCTCATCTGCGGTCCGAGCTGAGGTGTATCAGGGTGATACACCTGCCGTCGAACTCGACCGGTCCCCCGCGCTGAGCACACGGCAGGACGTTCGAGGTGGAAGGAATCTTCCAGGTGAGGGAGCTTCCTCACCTGCGGTGGTCAGCTCTGACCAACCGGCCGACGAGCACGGCGAGTCGCAGCCGCGCGCTGCCGACCTCCCGCCCTTCGACCCCACCACCGGTGAGGTCCTGGACGAGCCCGCCCCGCGCCCCGCGGTCCTCGGCCTCGACGGCAAGTCGTACACGCGCCCCGAGCCGAAGCCTCGACGCACCGCGTTGATCGACGCCGTCCGTCCGCAAGCCGAGCGCGTCTGGTCCACCGCGATCGAGTTGCGGGGCGCCGTCGGCGACGACCGGTTCGTTGCGAACCGCGCCTCGATCTCCGAGGTCGTGCTGCCCCGTGTGCGGTCGGCCGCCCTCGACCTGACCGCGTTCCTCGCCGAGCTCGACCTGTCCTCGGCGGTGGAAACGGAAGAGGCCCGCGCCCGACTGGTAACGGACCTCAACCACATCAGCGAGACGTTCGCCCGTCTCGCCCGATCCCTCATGGAGGAACCGAAATGAGTGTTGCCATGGTAGCGCCGATCAAGCACGGCGCGAAGGTGAGCGGCAGCCTGGAGCCGGTCGTTGAGCGCATCACCCCGCGCCGCGCCGCCGAGCTGCTCACGCTCAACCAGAACAACCGCCACATCCGCAAAGCCGTCGTTGAGCGGTACGTGCAAGACATGGTCGCTGGTCGCTGGGCCTTCAATGGAGCGCCCATCATCATCTCCGACACCAACGTCCTCATCGACGGCCAGCACCGCCTTACGGCCATTGTCGAGGCCGGTGTGACCGTCCAGTGTGTCGTCATCTACGACGCTCCGGACTCGACGCGCTTCACCGTCGATCAGGGCGCAGCCCGCAAGCCCGGCGACATCCTCGCCTTCGCCGGCGTCGAGAACGCCACCCAGGTCGCATCCGTAGCCCGAGTGCTCATGTCGCGTGAGGCAGGTCTGTCGTCCACCGGCGGGTATCGCCCATCGAACGCCGCGATCAAGAACTGGGTCGAGGCGCACCCGGACGTGGTCGAGGCCATCGACGTCTACAGCCAGTCCCGGCGGCAGGTCGCAGCGAACCCATCGATCGTGGCCGCCGCCTACTACCTCTGCTCGCGGATCAGCCCCGAGGCCGCACACGACTTCTTCGTCCGCCGCCTCATCAACACGGAGGGACTCACGGCGACGGACCCGGTCAAGGCCCTCCGGAACAGGCTCGCCCAGATGACCAGCCGCGACTCTGCACAGGCCAAGGCCGAGCAGCTCCGGTACATCCTCCAGGCCTGGAGCATCGACCGCGAGGGCCGCCGCGTTTCCAAGCTGCAGGCGCCGAAGGGCGGATGGACCCGGCACAACTTCCCGGAGCCGAAATGAGCACCCTCACCCCGACCGATGTCGCCGAGGACCTGCACATCTCGATCGAGTCCGCTGTCCGCCGTCTGCGTAGCGGTGAGATCCCCGGCTTCCGGGTTGGCCGCTACTGGCGGGTCGACCCGGAGGAGTACGCGGCGTGGAAGCGCGGCCCGGCTCGACCTGCGGACCCGAACCGGATCGCACCGCGGTCCGCACGCAGCACGGCAGCGCTCAACCGGCGCCGCATCGCCTGATCCCGGTTCGAGCCGTACCCGCCAAGCGGCTCGACCCACCACACACAGCGCGACCCCGCTCAGCCTGGCAGCCGCGGGGTCGCACCGATCAACACAAGGAGTGTCCCATGAACACCGTCCATCCCGTCCGCCGCCTCCTGGACCGCCTCATCGAAGCGGCTTCTCCCGCGCGGTTCGAGGAGCCGGACCTGCCGCACGGCGTTCCGCAGAACCCGAGCAGCTTCCTGGCCCGCCGGATTCGTCAGATCGAGGTGTCCCGATGATCCGCCGCACCCTCCGCCGCATGATCGAGCCGTTCCTCCCGTCCCTAGCCGACTTCGGCATCCCGGACGAGAACGGCATCACCCTCACCGAGTACGGCGACACTGCCAAGCGGATCCGTGAGTGCCGCGCGGACGACTGGGACCGGCACGTGGACTCGGCGCTGTCCGTCGCGAACGAGTGGCTGACCGACGAGGACCTGTTCGCGCTCCGGTCGCACGTCGCCCTGGCATCGCACCCGCACGAGGCCACCGCTGCTGAGCGGATCGGTCGGGCGTCGTGATGCGCGCGCTAGAGATCACCGAGAGCTGCGTCGATCGCGGCAGGTTCGCACGTCAGGTGAAGCCCCTGCCGAGCGGCTGTCACGAGTGGGTTGGGAAGAAGGACCGCGACGGCTACGGCCGGTTCTGGCGCAACGGACACGAGTACAGGGCTCATCGCATCGCACTGTTCATCGCTGGCAGATCGGTGCCAGTCGGGATGGATGCCGACCACCTTTGTCGGAACCCCTCCTGCGTTAACCCTGACCACATCGACCTTGTCCCTTCCAAGACAAACACCGCTCGCGGTACCTCACCCGTCGCATCGGCGATCAACGCGCGCGCGTCCGGTGTCTGCGTCAACGGTCACGTCCTGGCCGAGGTGGGCGTCTACAAGGCGGCCCCCGGCACCACGGCGCCCTGCGCTGAGTGCGGACGCCAACGAGCACGCGACTACAAGGCCCGGCAGCAAGGGAAGGAGCCACGCCCATGACCATCCACGCATACCCCGACGGCACGACCGCGACCCACCCGGCCGCACTCGACGCCCGTCCGACCGTGGCTCAGCAGCTCGGCGACGTGATGGACCGGGCGATCAAGCAGACCGCCATCGCGTCCACCCCTGAAGGCGAGGCTCTGTCCGAGCTGCTGCTGTGGCGCGAGACGGACCGCACGTCCGACGGCCCGCAGTCCGACGCCGGATGGATGGCCCTGCAGCGATTGCGCGACGTCGCGGATCGCCTCGGTGCCGCATGAGCACCGAGATCACCGCCTGGCTGGACGAGGCGCAGGCGCAGGCGGACGCGGCGACCGAGGGGCCGTGGGAATTGGCGCCCTGGAATGAGCTGGTCACGCTTGGTGTGCCGTACTTCGACCCGGACGGCGAGCCTGACCAGCTCATCGTCAGCACAGCGGGCAATCGTCGCACCGACGCCGCCTTCATCGCCGACGCGCGCACCCGACTCCCGCAGGCCATCGCGGCGCTGCGGGCGGTGGGCTCCGAGGATACGGCCCGACGCATCGTGGCCCTGACGCACCAGTGCACCCCGGAAGAGCTGACTTCCGACGACCTGTGGCTGGTTCAGGAAGTCGAAGCAGTCATCGCCGCGATCACCGCGCAGGCACTGGGGGTCCAGCCATGACCGCCCACTACCCCGAGGGCACCGCGCACGACCCTCGCGCCCCGTGGAACGCCGGCACGTGCGATGAGTGCGGCGCCGAAACGCGACCGGGCGAGGTGCTGTGCGACGAGTGCGAGCTCACCGCGCTGGCTGAGGAAGCGATCCTCGCCGAGCCCTACACCACCAGTGGAGGTGCAGCGTGACCACCGACCTGACTGGAGCGGCTGAGGCGGAGAGGCGCTACCCCGCACTCAACCCCGACGCCGACGAGCTGACCTACCCGCGCTCTGCTCTGCGGGACTTCGAGCGCGCCGCATTCATCGAGGGTGTGGGGTTCGCCCGCGAGCAGATCGCGCGGGAGATCGAGGACCACGCAGACAAGCTCCCGAACGACTATGGGACCCACTGGATCAGCGGCGACACCGCCGCACGCATCGCCCGGGGCGAGCGGCCATGACCGCCGACGTGATCTACGACCTGCCGAACGCCGATTACCACGCCCGCCCGGAGTTGTCGTCGACCGGCGCCCGCCGGATCCTCGACTCCCCCGCCCGGTTCGATTGGGAGCGCAAGCACCCGATATTCAAGGACGTCTACGACTTCGGGTCCGCCGCGCACGCGATCGTCCTCGATGACGAGTCCTCGGTGATCGTGGAGGTCGAGGCCGACGACTGGCGCACGAAGGCCGCGCGGGAGGCGAAGGCCGAGGCTCGGGCACTCGACCGAATCCCGCTGCTGACCAAGGACCTCGCGGTAGTCCGGGCGATGGTCGAAGCGATCCGGCTACACCCGGTGGCGTCCGCCCTCCTGACCCAGCCGGGCCGGTCCGAGGTCTCGGTGTTCTGGGAAGACCGGCGCGCTCGCTTCGACCGCCTGCCCGAACCTAAGGGCCGGCGGCTGATCGCCACGGACTACAAGACCGCCGAGGACGCATCCGTGGCCGCGTTTACCCGGACCGTGGCGAACCTCGGCTACCACCAGCAGTCCGCCTGGTACCTCGACGCTCTGCACGCGATGGGCCACGAGGATGCCGCGTTCGTCTTCGTCGTCCAGGAGAAGTCCGCCCCCTACCTGGTGAACGTCGTCCAGCTTGACGTCGAGGCGATCCGCATCGGTCGGGAACGCAACGCCCGCGCCATCGACCTCTGGCGTCAGTGCCGCGAGGCGGACGTCTGGCCCGGGTACGGCGATGAGGTCAAGACCGTAGGCCTACCCCGATGGGCCGTCATCGAGCACGAGGAGAACGCAGCATGAGCACCGACGTCACCATCCACCCATCCTCGGCCGTCGCAGAGAAGATCGAGTGGGCCCGCGCGATGGCCCCCGCCGGGCTGCTACCGAAGGCATACAAGGGCCAGCCCGCGAACCTGCTGCTGGCCGCCGAGCTAGCCGACTCCCTGGGGATCTCCCGGATCAACGCCCTGACCTCTATCCACGTCGTCGAGGGCAAGCCGTCAGCGTCGGCCGACCTCATGGCCGCCCTCGTCCGCCGAGCCGGTCACAAGCTGCGGATCTCCGAGGGTGACGGCACCGTCACCGCCGAGCTGATCCGATCCGACGACCCGGAGTTCACGTACGCGGCCACCTGGTCGATGCAGGACGCGACCCGCGCCGGACTCGCCGGCAAGGACGTGTGGAAGAAGTACCCGAAGGCCATGCTCCGGTCCCGGGCGATCACCGAGGTGATCCGCAAGGGCGCTTCGGAGGTCATGGTCGGGGTCATCTACACCCCTGAGGAACTCGGGGCGGACGTCGACGCCTCCGGCCAGCCTACGCAGCCGACCTACGTCACCGAGGCGGCCCCCGTGACCGCGGCTGAGATCATCGGCGCCCCGGATCACGACGTGCAGGAAGCTGAGGTCGTCGAGGACCCGCCCGCATGGGACGAGGGCGACGGCACGCTCTCCTTCGGCTCTGACGAGCTGACCCAGGGAGGTGCGGCGTGAGCCCGGTCCAGATCATCTGTCCGGGCTGCGACCACCCCGCCCGCGAGCACGGCCTCGAATCGAGGCCGCGGAAAGCTGGATCGACACCCTGCCGAACCGCATGCCCTCTGTGCCCCACCTGCGGGGACAAGCGCTGTCCGGGCGCAGTCGACCATGCCCAACACCCCGACGGGCAGAGCTCCCAGAACTAGACCAAATGAATGACCCGGTGCCGGCACTCCCGCCAAGAAGTCACCGACACCGGGTCTCCTCCACTGAGAAGGAGCCGGACCATGTCCGACCCACGAACCCTACCGACCCGACCACGCCCGCGTACCGGATCTTTCGCCGGCGCCTATCAGCGAGGTGCCTCGCGTGCGTCGACGGGCCACATTTTGTCCACCTCCGTCGCCGCCGTGAGCGCCCACGACTCGGCCCTCGCTCTTGCTTGTGCCTTGTCTTCGCGAACCGGAGGCCGCATTGCGTCGTGCCATGCCCGCCCCTCGGCAAGCAGTTGGCCCACGTACCCGAGGGCGTCCGTGACGATCAGGAACTCCGGCGCCTCGCCACGCGACGCCGTCCGCGCCGCTTCGAGAACGACAGCTCGCCCGAGCCCATTCACGAGCTCGACCACACCTGTCGCGAACACGTCGGACTCATCGGTCATGTACATGGCCCACCGGTGCGCGGACCCGTATGCCCGGTCCAGGCGCGCACGGATCTCGTCCTTGCCGTGTTTTCCGACGACCAACGCGGAGACTGCGGTCGTCAAGTCCCCGAATGTTTCGACTTGCCGGTGCCAGACGGCGATGTCCCGCTCGGTCTGCAGTTGCTCCGCCAGAATCTTGCGCTGCTCTCCCGCCTGGCGCTCCAGCGCCGTCATGTTGTGCTTGATCGTCTTGGCGAGGATGAACCACGCGACGACGCCGCCGATCAGCGCCCCGACTAACGCCCCGAACCATCCGTCGAAGGCCAGCTCCCCTGCAGTCATGCGTCGAACGCTAGCGCCGTGCCTCGTCGGCCAGGTGGTGTTCGCGTGAGCAGCGCCCGCAGCCTCACCCCGCCGACCGCGCACGGCACGACCACTGAGCCGGTCATCGACTGGCGACAGGAAGGCGCGTGCGTCGGCGAGGAGCCGTCTCTGTTCGAGCCCGACGACCGCCGCACCCCGCCGCCCGAGGCGTGGGATCTGCCGCGCTCGATCTGCGCCGAGTGCCCGGTGGGCGACCTGTGCCTCAAGGACGCACTCACTCCTGGTCGCCGCTCCGATTTCGGGATGCGCGGCGGTCTCACCCCCGACGAGCGTCGCCGCGTCATCAAGCGCCGCAGCCGGTGGGCCAACCGCGGGGGCGCGAAGTGATTCCCCGTGTCCCGTCCCCGCAGGACTACGAGCGCATGACCACCCAAGCCCGCGAGGCCGCCGCAGAGCTCGTCGCGGCGATCCGGGACCGCGCGCTGGCCGAAGTCCACGAGCACGCACGCGAGGCGGGCGACCAGTACCGCGACGCAGAGCTGTACCGCCAACGCGCGCTCGCTCGCTGGCATGACACCCGCGCCCAGCAGCGCCAGCGCTGCGCCGAACTCATCCACTCCACCACCAGGAGAGCCGCATGACCACCATCACCGTCACCGGGAACCTCGGCGCCGACGCCGAGCTCCGGTACACCACCAACGGGCAGCCCGTCCTCAACACCCGGCTCGGCACCACCAAGCGCAAGCGCGAGGGTGACAAGTGGGTGGACGACGGCCCGACCGACTGGTACCAGCTCGCCGTCTGGGGATCCATGGCCGAGGTGCTCGCCGAGTCCGGCGCACTCAAGCGCGGAACCCGGGTCACCGTCACCGGCGAACTCACACACCGGCCCTACGACACCCCGTCCGGCGGGCGCATCAGCAACGACCTGCGTGTGCAGACCATCGGTTGGCACGACCGGCGTCCGCAGCAGGCCGCCGCTGTCGACGACACGTGGGCATCGCAGGAGCCGCCAGCCGAGGTGACCTGGTGACCATCCACTACCAGGACGACGCGGTCACCCTGCACCACGGCGATTGCCTCGACGTGCTGCGGTCTCTCCCGGACGCGAGCGTCGACGCGGTCGTGACCGACCCGCCCTACGGCCTGGAGTTCATGGGCAAGGGGTGGGATGCCCCCTGGCAGGAGTCGGGGATCAACACCGACGCAGGGATGTCCGCCACGGGCTACACCGACGGCGGCGACCGACTCCCGCGCCCGACGTTCACGTCCTCCACCAACCCCAGCTGCGTGACCTGCGGGGGGAAGCGTCGCGGCCGCCGTGATGGCACCGCGATCGTCGCCGTCTGCACGTGCGACGACCCGCGGTTCCCGAACACCCGGGCCGTCGAGATGCGCGCCTTCCAGGACTGGTGCACCGAGTGGGCCACCGAGTGCCTGCGGGTCCTCAAGCCGGGCGGTCACCTGCTGGCGTTCGGCGGGTCCCGCACTTGGCACCGCCTGGCCGCCGCAGTCGAGGATGCCGGGTTCGAGATCCGGGACTCGATCGCGTGGCTCTACGGGTCGGGGTTCCCGAAGTCGATGGACGTGTCGAAGGCGATCGATAAGGCCCGCGATGATCGCGCTGACGCTCTGGCAGTTGCGGCGTGGCTCGCGGCGAGTCGGGACGCGGCTGGTCTCACGAACCGGCAGATCGACGATGCCCTCGGCTACTCGGGCATGGCCGGCCATTGGACCGCCCGAGCGGACATGAAGATCGTGCAGATCCCGACCTGGGACCAGTGGGAGTCTCTGCGCGGGCTGCTCGGTTTCGGCGACGAGATGGACGCCGAGGTCCAGCGGCTGAACGCCCGCAAGGGCGAGTGGGGCAACGAACGTGCTGACCGGATGGTCGGCGCGCCGGGATCGAACCGGATCCTCGCCCCAACGCAGCGCGTTGAGTCCGCCGGAACTCCTGCAACTGACGACGCCCGTCGCTGGCAAGGCTGGGGCACTGCGCTCAAGCCGTCGTTCGAGCCGATCGTCGTGGCCCGCAAGCCGCTCTCCGGAACAGTCGCCGCCACCGTCCTCGCCTACGGGACCGGGGCGCTGAACATCGACGCCTGCCGAGTGGAGTCATCAGGCAGGCCGCTGCGCGAGAACCGCGACGGCGGAGAGTCGCCCCACGGCATCTACGGGGACGGCCTCCAGGGGTCGCGCGCAGCCGGTACGACCGACGTGGGCCGCTGGCCGGCGAACGTGGTCCTCGACGGTGACCAGGCTGACGATCTGGACGCCCAGACCGGGACGATGCGGTCCGGGCTGATGCGTGATGGCCAGCGAATGCAGGCCTCGGGCGGGGAGATCTACGGCAAGCGCGACGGGTTCGTGAAGTCCGGTGCGACCTACGGCGACTCCGGCGGCGCGTCCCGGTTCTTCCCGGTGTTCCGGTACGAGGCGAAGGCCCCGACGTCGGAGCGGCCCCGGGTGGGCGGTGTCGCGCACCCGACGGTGAAGCCGATCGCGCTCATGCGGTGGCTGGTCCGTCTGGTGACGCCGCCGGGCGGGACGGTCCTCGAACCGTTCGCCGGGTCCGGGACCACGGTCGAGGCGTGCGTCCTCGAAGGCTTCTGCTGCATCGCGATCGAACGTGAGGCCGACTATCTGCCGCTGATCGAGCACCGCCTGCGCCGCCGGGACGTCACCGCACCGGCTGCGTTCGAGGTCGCTCCGGGTGCCGTGCAGGACGGCTTCGACTTCGGGGAGGCGTCGGCATGACCCAGATCCTCATCGACATCCCGCGCGAGTGGTGGTGGTCCGCGAACGATCGCCTGCACTGGGCGGTCATCGCCAAGCGCAAGCGACCCTGCCGCAAAGCTGCAGCGCTCATCGGCCGCGGAGTCCGGGTCGGCTACGACAACGCACAGGTCACCGCCTACGTCGCCTACCCCAAGGGCACCGGCCGCGCAGACCCGCACAACGTCGCCTCCACCGTCATCAAGGCCGTCATCGACGGGCTCGTGACCGACGCCGGCCTACTCCCTGACGACGACCACCGGCATTTGCTCGTCATCCCCGACCGGGACACCAACACCTGCACGAAGAACTACCGCATCCGGCTCGTGTTCGAGCCACGAAGGAGGGCGTGATGCCGAAGCGCATCCAGATGACCCGTCAGCGCCCGTGGCGGGCCGACAGCCCGGAAGCTGTGATCGTCGCCCGGCCGAGCGAGTGGGGGAACCCCTTCAAGGTCGGGGAGCAGTACGTCTGCCTAGACGACGGCACCGGACCCGGCGTCCTCGACATCCCGCACCGCGCAGCAGCAGCAGGTGCGTTCCGTGGCTGGCTCACCGGCGAGTTCTCCGTCCGCGAGTTCGACAAGGCAAGGGTTCGGATACTCGACCACATTCAGGCCCTGCACGGCCTAGACCTCGCCTGCTGGTGCCCGCTTGGGCTCGATGAGGACGGCTACTACCAGTGCCACGCGGACGTACTGCTGGAGCTGGCGAACTCAGACGAAGGTGCCGAGCACTGTGCTGGCTGCGGTGAGCGCGAAGCCGAGAAGGACGAGCGCCAGGTCGATCCGGGTGTCCTTCAAGGCCGGCCCGATGTCCCAAGAGCGAGCAACCTCGGCGTTCTGGTCGGCCATGGTCTTGCGGCCGTGCCCGCGCTCGGCGGCAAGAGTCGATCGGCGCTCTCGCTCGGCACGGAGTCGGATGTAGATGCGGATGACGCCCACGATGGGCGCAGCCGCACCAGCGAGGGCCAAGACGATCACGAGAGCTTCCATGCCAGTGAACGTACGGGTACGGGGCCTGTCACCTCACCATCGGAGGTGAGGCCATGAGGATCCGCAGCACCAAGCCGGAGTTCTGGCGCTCGGCTCGGATCGCGTCGGTGTCCTGGGACGCCCGCCTCGTCCTGAAGGGCCTTGAGTCCTACGTCGACGACAACGGCGTCGGGAAGGACGACGTCGAGCTGATCATCGGCGATCTGTTCCAGCGCGACGCCATTCGCGAGCCCTCGCGAACCCTCGCGAGGGTGTCCGAAGCAATCTCCGAACTCCGCGAGGCCGGTCTGCTGCACCAGTACGAGGTCGAAGGCACCTCTCTGCTCTACCTGTCGTTCTGGGAGTCGTTCCAGCGGGTCGACAAGCCCCAGCCGGGACGTTTCCCCAGGCCAGACGGCACAACGAACTACAAGGAGTCGAAGATCGGGGCCCCGGTCGCGAGTATTCGCGAATCCTCGCGAGCCCTCGCGCCTGGAACAGGGGAACAGGGGAACAGGGGAACAGGGGAACAGGGCGGCAGACCCGCGCAGCGGGTCATGCATCAATCGTTGAGTTACGTAGGGCGCGAGTTGCCTGTGGATAACTCCGGCGAGGCGGCTGCAGAACACCTCGGGCGGGCCGGGCGATGATGCACTCGATCACCAGCACCCAGGCGCAGCACCTCGCCCAGTTCGTGGCATCACTGCGACCCGGAGGTAGCGCTCCCGGCTGGGACATCCCCGGCATTCGTGCCGCGATCCACGCAGCCAAGGACCGGGCGCCCGCAGACGACCTCGCCCTCGCGCTCATCCGCCTCACCCGACGCACCGACCTGCGCACCCCGGCCGTGCTCGCCGAGGACGGGCCGCACTGGCTCGCACCCGACCTGCAGCAGGTCCGCGACTCCCGCCGGCCCAAGTGCCCTACCCACCAGGTCGACACCCGGGTCAGCGACGGCCTGTGCCCCCTCTGCCTCGCCGACCGGAAGGGCGGGGACGGGTACGAGGGGCAGGGCTGGGAACGCGACGACCCCGACCGTATCGAGACCAACGCACGCGGCGCACGACGAGCACGCGCCGCCATCCGACACACAGCCGAACAGCACGACGACACGAAGGAGAACGACCGATGAGCAACCAGCAGATCCAGAACCTCTACCCGAACGCCCCGACCGCATGGGAGGTCGAGGACGGCGACGGCGTACACGGCATCGAGAACCCTGGCACCTGGACCGAGATCGGATCGGCGATTCTCGCGCTGTACGGCCCCGAGACCGTCCGCGAGCAGATCATCGACAGCAGTGACGACGGCGCCGGTCTCGTCGAGTGGGACTTCTCCGACCCGGGTCAGCTCGGCGACTGGCTGGCCGAGGGCGTGAAGCTCGACACGTGCTCCTGGCACATGCCGACCGAGGTCTACGAATCCGACGACGAGGAAGCATGGCACAAGGCCGACAACGAGGGCCGCATCATCAAGGGGCAACCCTGGTCCGCAGTGGCTCCCCACGGCCACACGCGCATCGTGTGGGTGACCTTGTGACCGCCGCCGACCAGCCCACGCCGCGCGTCGGCGACACCATCACGACCGCCGAGCAGTTGGACGCGCTGCCGGATGGTGTAGTGATCGGAGACCTCACATCCGAGGATGAGCCGACGTGGTGGCACAGCCCCGATGGCGGCGTGTGGCTCGGCACCGACGGTTCTGAGCGTGACTCTGCCTGGATCGCGTCCGACGGCCAGACGTTCACGGTCCTGTACCGCCCGGACGCCCCGCACCCGGCCCCGGTGGACGGTGACGCCGTAGAGCGGGCGCACCGGGCCTGGAATGAGTACCCGGACTACGACGCCGACACGGACGAGCGCGACGCCTGGAGCCATGAGCGGGACCGCATCGCCGTCGCTGTCGCCGCTGCCCGCGCCGGGGAGGCGGTGGGCCGGGAGGCGCTGGTCAAGGCCGGGACGGAGCTGGCGGTCGAGCACCTGGGCTACGCCGACATGAGCGTCCGCGTCCTGGTCGAGCGGATCACTGACGCCGTCCTCGCCGCCCGGGGGGACGCCGCGCCGAGTGACACCGAGAGGGTCATGGAGCAGGAGCAGACCCGCAACATCGACGGGGACTACTCGCTCTGGCGTCGGACCGTGACCTACGGCCTGTGGCGGGAGGTGCCTCGTGCCTGATCCCCAGCCGAAGCCGCCTGAGTTCACCATCTGCCCCGACTGCCCGCACGCGATGAACGTGCACGGGATCAGCGGGCCGGGATACGACCCCTGCCGGTGCTGCGACGCCCAGCCGCAGCCGAACGCCGCCGGGGGTGAGTCGTGAGCGAGAGCCACGCGCGCCGAGTCCACGACGCCATCACCGATGCGGTCCGAGATGCCAACCCGGGCGCGATCGTCACCGGCTACGTCCTGGTGATCGAAGCCACCGACGGCACCGATGCCACGTCGTTCGTGCACGACGCGGCAGAGGGTCAGTCCGTGAGCACGAGCATCGGGCTGCTCGACCTCGGGCGCCGGCACCACCTGTCGCGCATCGGCGACAGCGAGCCGTGACCCTGACCCTGCCCGCGACCCCCGGGTGGTGGCTGGCCCTGCATGCCGCCACCCGGGACCTCGGGGTGCCGATGGACTGGGAACGCCGCGGGGACATCGTGACCGTGCGACTCGGGGACGTGCCGGAGCTTGCCGTGCGGATCGCGGTCGAGACGTACGAGATCCGCAACTACGAGCTGCGTGTCGGCTAAGGGAATGTCGGCGCCCGGTTGTAGAATGCCCACAGTTGTTCGTAGCAGAACAGCGCCACCCGCTTGTGACCCGCCACACGAGTTCAGGGGAATGAACAAGATGAACGACTCGCACACCCACGAGTGGATCAGCACACGCACCCACGCCGATCCGACCACCACCTACGACTGCACCACCTGCGGTGAACACACCCGCGGATGCAGCGAATGCGACCGACCACTCGCCACCAGCCTCACCATCTGCGAACCCTGCCTCCACCGCGCGCAGCAGATCATCCAAGACGTCATCGACGCCGTCGCCACAGTCCCCTTCCACCACGCCGAGATCATGGGACTGCGCGCCGTCCGCTACGACCGCGACACCATCACCACCTCAGCCAGCCAAGACCGGCTCCCCTTCGGACTCGACGCCATCATCGAAGACCCCGAAGACACCCGCATCGGCGCCGCCAAACACCCCAACACCGCCATCGACATCCTCCGCGGATGGGCCGACGCCTGGGCCGACACCCTCAACGACAGCACCAGCGACCGGCTGCGCTACCTCATCGAGCACACACTCTGGGCCGCGCAGAACCCCGACACCTCCGGCTGGCACACCTACCTCGACGAAGCCCGCCAAGTCCGCGCAACCGTCCGACGGCTACTCGGCATCCAACCCGTCAACGAACCCGCACCCTGCGTCCACTGCGCCGGCACCGTCATCCGCGAATGGCTCCCCGACGGCCTCGACGACACCCGACGCTGCACCCGCTGCGGAACCACCTGGCCCGACGAAGAACGACTCCGGTACACCAACCGCCACACCGTCTTCGCCCTACCCGAAACCCACCCCGACGCCCTCGTCACCGCCGACGACGCCCGCCGGATCCTCCCCGACCTCAAGCGCAACACCCTCAACCAGGCACTCAAACGCGACCGAGACCGCGACCCAGACGACCGCCGCATCCCCCAACACGGCACCGACGTCCGCGGACACGCCCTCTACCGCCTCGGCGACATCACCGGACTACTCGCCGGAACCGCAGCATGAGCAGCGACGCATACAAGCGACTGCGACCGGAGTACGCCGCGCTCACCAACTACGACCAGCGACGTGACCCGCGCGACCACAAGCTGGACAAGGTGCTACCCAGCGAACCCGGGATCGTCCACGCACTACCCACCTTCAAGCTCCGTAACCGCGAGCCGCAGTTCCTCGACTCCTGGGAGTACCGCAGGGCCCGCTGCGGAGCAATCGTGAAGGTCATACTCCCGGTGCTCTTCGACCCCGGTGACGCTGACTCGTGCCAGCGGTGCGCAATCCACTCCCACAACGAGACATACGCCCCCCGCGAGAACGAATGATGTGCTAGTGTCACCGCCAACGGTCTGCTTCATGCCCGACGACAGGTCCGACTCCACACGGAGACCGGACCTTCGTTGTATCCGCCTCACCGAAGTAGCACGCCGGCGGGCCAATCACGACACACTGCGGACATGAATGATCCGTCTCCCTGGCTCACGACGGGAATCGAAGACCTCGGCGCGCTCGGATCCGCAGCCGCAGCCGTCGTTGCAGTCCTACTCGCAAAGCGAGCCCGCGCAGACGCGAATGATGCGCGGCGCGAACTCAAGCGCGAACAAGACCAACACCTCCGACGGCAAGCAAGCCGTGTTGTCGTGGAGGCCCACGCACGTCGCCACTCAGTGGGCGTCCACTACCCCGCGCGCAACATCGTCGTCCATGTCCACAACGGAAGTGACGAACCGATCCGCGACATCACCGTCATCTCTTGGCCGACGACCCAGCCTGAACCGTTAAGCAGAATCGACGTCGCATCCGTGATCGCACCCGGCCAAAAAGCCACCGCGAGCGGACCTGACCACCCCGACTTCGAGGGCAGCCTGGAACACGTCCACTTCCGCGCGAGATACACCGCGGTCAACGGCGACACCTGGGAAACAGACGACACCGGCCGAGTCGCCCGAGTCTCACCAAACGACCTGTTCGACACCAAGTAGGCGAACGGCCGCACCACAGACACCCCACCCGCACGCCGGACCCCCGAGACAACCCATGGCGGGACAAGGCGGGGCTAGCCGCGAGCGGAGTGGGGGCCAAACGGCCGACGTGAGTCCGTCGACACGAGTAGCTTCGGGGTATGTCACCGGTGACCCATGGGTTCTCGATGGACCCCAGCTGGCAGAACCAGCTCAAGCGCGACTACGAGACTGCGGTCCAGGCGGTCGTTGATGACCTCATCGCAAGCCGAAGCAGTCGAGGTTTCGAAGAGACCAAGGCAGCCCTCGCCGAGGGCCTAGCCCCGGCCATCGTGCTCCCCAACGAGACGCTGGACGAGTGGGCGCGAGCCATCGTGGACGGCGATTCGATTAAAGTCGACCTCCGCTTCATCTGAGTGATTTCCACCGAGACGAGAGGCGACCTCGACTATGAGCGAGGCGCCAGTCGACATTGCCGGCTGACGCCTCGCTCTCAGCTTCGTCTCACTCCCCAGAGTCGTACTTGTGTTCCAGTGCTGCAGGTTCCTGGATGCTCGTGTTCTTCGGGGGCTCAGCACCGGCCGTCAAGCTCATCGTCGGCATGCTCGGAGGCCATGCATCGTCGATGCCAGGAGCTGCATCGACAGGCTTCGGGTCGTTATTCTCGGTCATGTTTGCTCTCTCTTCCTAGTTGAACATCTGAACGAAAACAGCAAAAACGAGAAAGGCGATTGCCACCACCGTGGCGATAGCACCATGGCGCACCGCCTTGAACCGCTGCTCGGTTAGCTCGATCAGCGAAACCATCGGCGACTTCCCGCCCCCCGATTGCAGGAGCTCCTCTGCGAACCGAGACTCCAGGCGTTCGATCGGCGGACTGCTCGGGCGAGACTGTTTCCACAGCTCCTGGTAGGTATTTACGTTGATGCTCTCGATCGACTTTGGGAACATGCCGACGATCACCAATCCAGCAGCGAGCGCGAGCGTGAGCATTGTGACGAACGCCAGGATCTTGGCGGCCCCGACGAACTCCAGGGCCACGGGTGCAACTAGTGCCACGAAGACTCCCTGCAGTCCCACCAACGCCCATGCCGACTGTCCGGCGGCGTCGTAGCGGTGTTGCAGATGCTCCATCGCCCACCGCAACTGCGCGACCCACATCCGGTCATTGTCAATATGAGTCGGCGCCCCGTCGCGTCGCTCCGAAGCCGCTTCGTCGGTCATAGGGCGGACACTAGACCGCGGCGCCGACACGCGTAACCGCCCGAAGGCCCCCTCTCCGCCCTGTTGTGAGATCGAGACCCGCTCGTGACCATACGGGCACCCACCCCCTCCCCCGGTGCCGAGCAAGACCGCCGGGTTCTGCAAACTTCCAGGTGTACGGGTTCCGGGCCGTCTCGCTGGTGCACATACCCGCTCGGAGTCAAGCTTTGGTCAAGAGACGAGGGCGGTGGTCGGCGTGCCCCGAGCGCCCAAGCGGTGCGGTCGTCAGGGGTGCACCGAGCTGGTCACCGGCCGCACGTACTGCGCGGCGCACTCACGACGTCCCCCCTCCCCGAGTTCGCTCGCGGCGCGCGACCCACGCGAACGCCGGCGCCGATCCGAGGCTGTTGCCACGCACGTCATGTCTCATGGCTGGTTGTGCCCCGGGTACGAGCGCCCGGCTCACGAATCCCGTGATCTGACCGCGGCGCATTCGACCGCCGTCGCTCTCGGCGGGAAGTCGTCCCGCCTGTCCGTTCTCTGCAGGTCCTGCAACAGCAGGCAGGCACTCAACCCGTCTTGAGCCCGACATGGGCTGGCCGGGTCTCTCCGACATGGAGGTCACCTGATGCCCGGTCCGGCACCGAAGCACCCGTCTGTTCGAGCCCGTCGCAACGATGCCAAGAAGGACTTCCGGGTCCTGTCGCCCGATGGTCGCAAGGGCGAGACTCCTCGTTGGCCGCTGCAGCCGGACGTCGTCCAGTCCGCGATGCTGGAGACAGCGCGTGACCGGGTGGCGAGCCTGCAGGTCGAGCTGGAGGACGCCGAGGACGGCCGCACGAAGGGTCGTCTGCGCCGGGAGCTGAGCAAGCAGGAAATGTCGGTCGCGACGCTATCGCTGCAGATCGAGCAGGCGACGGATGCCGAGGTCGCGCTGTGGGCCGACCTGTGGGCGACCCCGCAGGCGGTGATCTGGGAAGAGTCCCACGCGCACCGCGAGGTCGCGCAGTACGTCCGGTGGAAGGTCCGCGGCGAGCAGGGCGACATCAAGGCCGCCGCCGAGGCCCGGCAACTCTCGGACCGTCTCGGTCTGAACCCTCTCGCACTGATGCGTCTGCGCGCGGAGATCGAGCACGCGGACGAGGCCGAGGACCGCGGGAAGCAGCGTCGGCAGCGCCCGGCCCCGGCGAAGAAGCCCGGCAAGGGTGACGACCCGCGTGGCGGCCTGTACGCGGTGAGCTGACGTGCTGCTCGTAGTCCCAGGACAGGACGAGAAGCCATGGCCCACGCTCGGGCCTCAGGTCTGTGACTTCATCGAAGATCGTGCGGTCTACGGCCCGGGGTCGCTGCAGGGTCAGCCGTACGTGATCGACCCCGAGTTCCGGGCGTGGATATACCGGGCGTTTGAGGTCTACCCGCAGGGCCATGCGTGGGCTGGTCGGCGCCGGTTCAAGCGCTGTGGCCTGTCGGTACGCAAGGGTTTGGCGAAGACCGAGAAGGAAGCGCTGATCGTCTTCGCGCACATCCACCCCGAGGGTCCGGCGAAGTGCGACGGGTTCGACGCTTACGGGGATCCTGTGGCAGCACCGGTCATGTCGCCGTACGTGCCCATGCTGGCGTTCTCGCTCGACCAGGTCGAGGAGCTGGCCTACGGGGCCTTGAAGTTCATCATCGAGAACGGCCCCGACGCGGACATGTTCGACGTGTCCCAGGAACGCGCGCTCCGGCTGGACGACTTCGGGTGCGCCGACGGCGGTGCGTGGCCGCTGGCGAACGCTCCCGACTCCCGCGATGGTGGCCGCACGACGCTCAACGCCTTCGATGAGCCCCACCGCCTCTACCTGCCGCGCCACCTGCGGGCTCACGAGACCATGGCGGCCAACCTGCCGAAGCGCCCTCTCGAAGACCCGTGGTCGCTCTATGTCGGCACCGCCGGTGAGCTCGGGCAGGGCTCGGTCGCTGAGAATCTCCATGCTGAGGCCGAAGCGATCCGGGACGGCAGGATTGAGCGGCCCGACCTCTGGTACCTGTACCGGTCGGACGACGGTGGACATGACCTGTCAGTGAAGGCCGAGCGGATCACCGCGGTGTCGGAAGCCACCGGTCCTGCCGGCGAGTGGGGTCCAGGGCAGTTCGACGACATCGCCTCCCAATGGGACCGGCCCGGCGCGGATACGGCCTACCTGGAACGGGTATGGCTGAACCGCTGGGTGAAGTCGGGCCAGCAGGCGTTCGACGTGAAGCGCTGGGCCGAACTGGACCATGTCGGCGGTGACGCCGAGGCGCCTCTGCGAGGACGTATCCCGAGCGGGGCGCCGGTCACGATCGGCTTCGACGGCGCACGTCGCAAGGACTCCACCGCTCTGGTGATCACCGACCTGCTGACTGGCACCCAGGAGATCGCCGGTCTGTGGGAGCGGGATCTCGACGACGACGAGTGGGAGGTTCCGGAGGACGAGGTCGATCAGACGGTCGACGCGATCTTCCGCCGGTACGACGTGTGGCGCATGTACGGCGACCCGCCCTACTGGGTCACCGAGATGGGCGTTTGGGCTGGCCGACACAGGGGCAAGGTCGAGGAGTGGTGGACGAACCGCTACAAGGTGACCGCCTACGCCGTTCGCGCCTACCAGGAAGCGATCGCATCAGGGGCTGTCGGTTGGACCCACGACGACCCTCACGCCGGAGATCTGACACGGCACGTCGCCGCGGCGGGACAGGTCAAGCTCAAGTTTCTAGACGACGAAGGCTGCGCCCTCTACATCCTCGGGAAGATCCACCCCGACCGGAAGTTCGACGCCGCGATGGCCGCCCTGCTGTCCTGGCAGGCGTACCTCGACGGGCAAAAGGCCGGTGCGGGTCGGCGCCGCACTCCCACACGTCCCCGACGCATCCGCTGACCCGCGAGAGGGGGATCTGTGACGATCGACGTCAAGGAGCACGGCTCCCCCGGTTGGTGGCTGAAGAGGTGCTCGGACAAGCTCATCGAGCGCCGCAAGCGCATCGACCCGCTGTATGCCCGGTACGAGGGCAACGCGCCGATGCCGTCCTCCCTGCGCAGCGCACCTGAACCAGCGCAACGGTTCTACCGGACGTCGCGGACGAACTTCGAGGAGATGATCGTCCGCGCGGTGCGGTACCGCATGCGCGTGACTGCGATCCTCACCGATGCCACTTCTGATGATGCGGGCGACACCGACGCATTCGGCCTGTGGCGAGCCTCCGGTGCCCACACCGAGCAGCACGACGTGAACCGGAACATGCTCGTCTCGGGCGATGGCTTCATGCTCTGCGCCGAGTACGACGGTTCGCCGGCTGCCACGTCCGAGGACCCCCGCCAGGTTGTGACGATCCACGACCCGGTGCGGCAGTCCGTGATCCGCGCGGGGGCGAAGTTCTTCCACGATGACGACGAGGATGTCGACCTCGCGTACCTCTACCGCCCGGATGACGAGGGCCGGGGCCGCCGCTGGGTTGCGCGCCGCACTCGGAAGACGACCTCGAAGTCCGCGCCCCGGTTCTCCGGCAGCGGATGGGACTGGGACCCCGCCCGCGGTGGCAGCGACGGCGAGCCCGTCCCGGTTGCGATGCCGCTGGTGCGCTTCCGCAACGAAGAGGGCGTCGGCGAGTTCGAGCGCCACCTCGACATCCTCGACCGCATTGATCATCTGGTGCTGCAGGGCATGGTCATCGCGACGTTGCAGGCGTTCAAGCAGCGGGCGATCAAGGTCGACCCGAAGGACATGCCGGACGTCGATGAAGAGACCGGCAAGGAGATCGACTACAACGAGCTCTTCATCGCAGACCCGGGTGCGCTGTGGAAGCTGCCCGAGTCGGCCGAGATGTGGGAGTCCGGGGCCGTCGATCTGACGCCGATCACATCGATGGCGACCAAGGAGATCGAGCGACTGTCAGCGGTGACGTTCACGCCGCTGTCGATGTTCACCCCGGAGGCCGCGAACCAGTCCGCGACGGGTGCCTCGCTGGTAAAAGAGGGGCTGACGACCAAGGTCGAGGACAAGCAGGCGCGCGCCGGCGAACCCTACGCCCACGTCGTGGCCCTGCTGGGGCAGATCGCAGACGAGGAATCGCTGAGCGACGCCCGTGCGATCCGCGTCCGATGGGCACCGGCCGAGCGGTACAGCCTTGCCGAGAAGGCGGACGCGGGCCCCAAGGCAGCAGCCTCGGGCGTCCCGTGGCGCACTCGGATGCGCGTGGTCTGGCAGATGGACCCCGAGGACATAGCCCGCATGGAGTCCGAACGGCTGGACGACGCCGCGCTCGTTCCCCTACTGGCGCAGATGGCGCCTGCCGCATCGGCCTCAGCACAGGAGTGACCGGTGGACCCCGACGACCTCCTGCGATTGGTCGAAGCACAAGGTGTGGCCCAGTCCAAGATCGACGAACTCACGTCGGCCCAGGTCGTCGCGATGCTCGGCGGCATCGAAGACTGGAACGACCACGATGCCATCACTCGGGTCGCCGACCGCGCCGGCCAAACTGTCCGAGCGTCCGCGCAGTCCTCGGCGAGCTTGGCTGACGCCTACATCGCTCGGGTCCTTACCGAGTCGGTGGGTGGATACCCGCGCTCGCCCGGCGCGCTGCGCGTCGTCGAGCCATTGCGGACAGGCGTTCGGTCGTGGGGTTCGATCTACGGCCGAGTGGCGGACACCGTTCGGTTCGAGCGCTCTCGGGGCCGCTCTCTGGAGGAAGCAGTCGCGATCGGACTCGACAGGGCCGACGCGATGGTGCAAACCGACCTGAGCTTGGCTCGCCGCGACCAGTACCGGCGCTCACTCTCGGCGAACCCGAAGGTGAAGGCATTTCGGCGGGTAATCCACCCGGAGCTGTCGAAGTCGGGGACATGCGGACTCTGCATCGCGGCGGCCGATCGCCGCTACAACCGCAGCGACCTGCTGCCGCTGCATGCTCGTTGCAAGTGCACAGTCGCACCGATCACCGCAGCCGGCGACCCCGGCGGCACGCTCAACGACCGCGACCTGGCCGAGGTGTACGCCACATCCGAGTCCAACAAGGCCGCCGACCTCAAGCGTGTGCGCTACCAGGTGCACGAGCACGGCGAACTCGGGCCGGTCCTGGCGAAGCTCGGAGACCACTGGCGCGGCCCGACAGAGGCACTCGCCGCCTGACTTCCAGCGCACCGCTGGACCGCCCGCCACGGGCGCCAAACACGATCCCGACAGGGGAACCGCCATCATGCGCAAGAACCTCTACACGCCCGGAACCTCCGTCATCGACATCACCGCCCCGGGCGGCATCGACCAGCTCCTCGACTTCCACCGCGCGACCTTCGGCAACGCTCGGATGGACGCGAACAGCGAGAACGGCGAGGAGAACAGCGGCAACGGAGGCTCCGGTTCCGGGCCTGCCCTGAACGAGCACGGCTACCCGGACAAGACCCCGGTCGCCGAGATGCCCGACGCTCAGCAGGCCGCCTACTGGAAGCACCAGGCGCGCAAGCACGAGGACCGCGTCAAGGGCATGTCCGACTATGAAACGGTCAAGGCCGAGCGCGACCAGCTCAAGCAGGCCACCCAGACGGACTCCGAGAAGGCGATCGAGGCGGCCAGGACTGAGGCTGCTGAGGCTGCCCGCGCCGAGGCGCGCAAGGAGACGCTCCCCGCCCTGGTGAAGGCCGAGTTCAAGGCCGCCGCCGCAGGGAAGATCCCCGCCGAGCGGCTCGCGACGATCCTCGACCCGCTCGACCTCACCAAGTTCCTCGACGCCACCGGCGCCGAGGTGGACACCGACAAGGTGCAGCAGTACGTCGACGGGCTCGCACCCGACGGCAAGAAGTGGCCCGACATGGGCCAGGGCCGACGCGGCGACACCACCAAGACCACAGGTGTCGGCGCCGGGAAGTCACTCTACGAGGAGCGACGCGGCGGCAAGAAGAAGCCGTGATCGGCCACCAGCCCACCCCCTGACTGATCGAGGAAGGAACGACCATGCCGCGTCTCAAGACCGAGACCCTCGGCGGTGGCGACCAGTCCTGGCTCGGGTCCACGCATGGCATCGCCAACGCGCGCACCGAGGTCCTGGACATCTCCACCTTCACCGCCAGCACCCACTACCCGAACGGGTACATCCCGTCCGGCCTGCCCGTCGCGAAGGTCGGGGGCGTCCTCGTCCCCTACGACGCGACCGAGGGCACCACGACCGCCGCCGGCGTCCTCGCGGGCTTCGTCCTGACGGACCAGCCGGTCGTCGGCACCGCGGACTTCGGTGTCCCGCTGCTCGACCACGGCCGTGTGATCACGACCAAGCTGCCCATCGCCTTCACGCCGCCGACCGCGGCCGCGAAGCGCGCCGCGACGACCATCGTCTTCGTCTGAGAGGAGTCGGATCATGGCACTCTGGACCGACATCATCGACCCGGCCACCCTCACCGGATATGTGCGCGAGGCGCTGGCCGACATCGAGGGCCGCAACGGCTCTCTCGCCCAGTACCTGCCGAACCGCGAGGTCCCGGACATCTCCGTCCGGTTCGTCGCCGGCCAGAACGGCCTGGCCGTCGAAGCGCAGTTCCGTGCCTACGACGCCGAGCCGACCGTCGGCAAGAAGCCGCCGCTGCGCCGCGTCACCCTCGAACTGCCCGCCATCGGGCAGAACATCCCGGTGTCCGAGTACGACCAGCTCCGCACCCGCGGTGCCTCGGACGAGGTCATCCTGGCTCAGATCCTCGACACCGCCCGGCAGGTCGCCCAGGCCGTGTCCGACCGGATGGAGCGCCTGCGAGGCATCGTGCTGAGCACGGGCATCGCGACGATCCCTGAGATCGGCGCCGCCGACTCGTTCGGCCGGTCGGCGTCGCACACCGTGACCGCTGCGGCGCTGTGGGACTCGGCTACCAGTGTGTCCCGCCTGACGGATCTGCAGACGTGGGCCGACGTCTACGAGGCCACCAACGGTGTGCCCCCGGGCTCACTGGTGTTCTCGCGGCAGGGCTTCCGGGTCCTGGCGCAGGGCGACGAGTTCCGCACCAACCTCATCGGTGGCGGCTCTCGCGCCGCCACGGCCGCTCAGGTCAACGAGGTCATCGAGGGTGCCGGTCTGCCGCCGATCCAGGTCTACACCCGGCGCACCGCGTCCGGGCCGGTCCTGTCGGCCAAGGAGGTGCTGATGCTCCCCGCACCGGTCGACTCCGACGACTGGCAGGGCACGCAGCTCGGCGCGACGTTCTGGGGGCAGACGCTGTCCTCGACGGAGGCCGACTGGGGCATCGAGGACGTCGACCAGCCCGGTGTGGTGGCAGGCGTGTACCGCCACGAGAAGCCGCCGATGATCGCCGAGGTCATCTCGGACGCCATCGGCATGCCGGTCCTGGCGAACGCGAACCTCTCGCTCAAGGCCACCGTCCTCGCCTGACCAACGACCAGGGGCGCGCGGGCCAGCGCGCCCCTGGTCATCCCGTGAAGGAGCCAACATGGCGAAGATCCGAGACGACCTCGACGGCGTCGTGTTTGTCGGCGCCGAGTTCGGCGCCCCGGTGGCGCTCGCCGCCGGCGACGACGTCCCGAAGGGCTTCACCGTCGGGGCACACCTGCTCGACGGTGACAGTAACGAAACGACAGGTGGCCGCCCGAAGGGCAACGGCTCCCGCGAGGACTGGGCGGACTACGCGACCAGCCTCGGCATCGACGTCCCCGAGGACGCGAAGCAGAAGGACATCCGCGACATGGTCGCGGCTCACGACGTCACGCAGGACTGAGGGAGGCGCCCGGATGTACGAGGTCACACCCCAGGACATCCGGGACGCCGCCTTCGGCATCGAGTTCCCACCCGGAGCCACCGACAAGCAGATCCAGCGCCTCATCGACAAGGCCGAGACCCGCCTCAACGCGAAGATCCCGACCCTGCCCGCTCGATGGGAAGCGAACATCGTCGACCACGAGGTCGTCCAGGGCGTCATCGAGGACATGGTGCTGCGCGTGGTGAAGAACCCGCGCGCACTGCGCAGCCTCGGCATCGACGACTTCCAGGCCACCGTCGACAACTCCACGTCGACCGGCCTTCTCTACGTGTCGGCCGAGGAACTCGCGCTACTCGCGCCGCGCGGGCGCCTGCAGGTGGGAACGATCCGGCTCGGCACGTGGCGAGGCCGTCATGCGTGACCTCATGGTCCTGGCTGCCCAGATGGGCCAGCAGTACGCGCGTGAGGCCATGATCGATGCCTGCGTGGTCACCCGGGCCGAGCCCAACGCCCCCGTGGATGAGCTCACCGGGCTGCGGCCCACCATCACCGTGTACTCGGGAATGGCCAAGTCGCAGACGCGAGACGCCTACGAGCAGAACCCGGAAGCTGGCGGGCACACCTTCACCGTGCAGCGGTACCGGGCCGACTTCCCCGTTGGAGCCTTCGTTCCGCAGGTCGGGGATGTCATCGAATGGACGGACTGTCCGCTCGACCCCGACATGGTCGGCGTACGTGAGCGCATCACCGCACCGTTCGGGAAGACCTTCAAGACCGCGATGAGACTGCCGGTCGAGAGGGTGACGGACTAAGCCTGGCGTGTGGCCACGATCGCCCCGCAGTCGGTGCAGATGGTCCGCACTGCCGCTGGGAGGGATTGACCTCGCGCGGGTCGCTGATCGACTTCTCGATGACGTGCTGGTGACGGCACTCACTCTGTTCGCTCATCCTTCGACCGTAGCGGGAGGCGAAGTGGCTGGCGTGGAGATCGACGTATCGGAGTTGCAGCAGCTAGCGGCGGACCTGTCTACGGCGGGCTCAGGCATCGCAGCGAAGGTCCGTCCGGCCGTAATCAAGGGTGCGGTCAACATCAAGAACCAGATGCGTGCCGAGGCCCGAGGCTCCCGCCACTTCAAGGGCGGTGCGCGCGACATCGACTTCTCGATGACCAGCCGGAAGGTCTTTGGCGTCGGTGTCATCGAGGCTGAGATCGGCCCTCGGTCCGGTCCGGGCCAGCCGGGTTCGATCATGAACATCGCCTACTTCGGGACCTCCAGGGGTGGCGGCACGGTGCCCGACCCGCAGGGCGCGCTCGACGCCGAGGCGCCGCGCTTGGAGCAGGCGCTCGGCGACATCCTGGACGGCCTGCTGTGATGCGCGAGCACATCGCGGCGATCGAGGACCTGCTCGCGCCGCTGGGCTACGAGACCTACTACGTGGATGTGCCCGACACACCCGCCCTGCCGTACGTGCTGCTGTGGGGCTCCAGCGGGACACCGACTGCCGAGCGTCCGGTCGGCTTCCCCGACCTGGGCGACGACGACCTGACGGACCTGCTCGGCGTCACCTGTGTCGCCGGCACGGCTTACGGCGTCCTGACGTTGCGTTCGACCGTTCGAGCGGTCCTGAACGACTCCCGCCCTGACGTCGCGGGCCGGTTCGTGGAGCTGCACCTGTTCGACTCGCGAGACACGCAGGTTGACCGGGACGTGGACCCGCACGTGCCCTACGGCGTGGACCTGTACCGGCTGGTCTCCAACCCGGCCTGACCCTCACCCACCAGCACCCCTCGGCGCCCGCCGCAGGGGTCGCCGTCACGCCCTGGAGGCACCTCATGGACGACCGCTTCGTCGACGCCTACCGCCGCGACACCGGCGAGAAGGTCCGCATCCCCCGCGACTGGCTGGACCACCCGCGCCTGGGGAAGCCCTTCAACAAGACCCCCCGCCAGAAGGCGGCGGACACCACAAAGGCCGACACCTCGGCCACCACCAAGGCCCCGGCTTCCGGGGACAAGAAGGAGTGATCCCGGATGCCTCGTGCTCTCGCTGATGGCAAGACCAAGTTCACGCTGCTGACCACCAAGCCCGCCAACCCGGCCGCGCCCACCAAGGCCGAGCTGGACGCCGGGATCGACGCCTCCTGCAACGTCTTGTCCTCGGACTTCACCTGGGGGGCCACCGACTCGGACAAGGTCGCCGAGAAGGCCCTGTGTGTGGAGAACAACGCCAACTCGCTGGGCGCCTCGAACTACCAGGCCGGGATCACCGTGTTCCGGTACTTCGACTCCACGACCGGCGCCCCGGACCCGACCGCGGACGAGGTGTTCGACGCCGGTAAGGCCAAGGGCACCACCCTGTGGGGTTACGCGCGCCGCACCGGCAAGAAGGCCACCGCCGACTGGGCCGCCGACGACGAGATCTTCCTCGGCATGGAGATCGTCACCGACGAGCCGCAGCCGCCGTCGGACATGGGCGGGTACGTCAAGTACCGGATCCCGATGGAGCCGCAGGCCGCGTACCCGTTCATCAAGGTCGCCGCGGCGGCCGGCGGCGGGTCCTGACCCACTGACCCCTCCCGGGGCGCGTCTCACAGGTCCGCGCCCCGGGAGGCACGACAGATTGCAGCGCCAAGCTCGGAGGTGTGTTCTGCCGTGACGGATCGGACCTGTGAGGTCTGCGCATCGCCGCTCCCGGCAACCGCGACACGGCGACGCGTCTACTGCTCCCAGCGCTGCTGCGACATCGCGAAGTCGAAGAACTGCACAACGTGTGGCGCACTGATCTGGCGGCGAGGCAACCGCAAGTCGGACCGGACCTTGTGCCGCCGCTGCGAGCCGCCGGAGCAACCGCCGCAGAGCAGGCCAGGACCACGGCGCGTGGCTCACGAACAGATGTCTGGTGCCAACTTTGATCGCCGCGGTGCGCCAAGAGTCGCTGATAACCCCGAGCGGTTGCTGGGAATGGCAAGGGTCGGTTAGTCGGGACGGGTATCCCCGCGGAGTGATCGACGGACGCAAGTGGGGCGTTCAGATCCACCGGGCCGTCGTCGAGGCTAGCTACGGCCGGCCCCTCGGGTCTCAGCACGCGCACCACAAGTGCGCGAACCGGCGATGCGTGAACCCCGATCACCTCCAGCCAGTCACCCACCGCGAGAACGCCGCCGAGATGCTCGCGCGGCAATCGCTGCTGAGTCGAATCGCCGAGCTGGAGGAAGCGCTACGTGAGACCAGCCCCCATCATCCCCTACTGGCGCACATCCCGGTGCGCTAACCGACCTGTGACCCAGCAAGGAGAAGACCTGTGACCCAGAACCCGATCCCCGAGGGCGACTTCGATCTCGACGACTGGCTGTCGACCGGCACCCTCGCCCGTCGCGCCGTCCCGATCTACAACGACCCGTCGCTGGCTGCCGAGTTCGACGTGCTCGCCCAGCGACTGTCCGAGCTCGAAGCGATGAACAAGGGCGACGAGTCCTCGGTCGGTGAATCTGCCGAGATCACCGAGGTCTACGAGCAGATGGCCGCGGTGCACGAACGGTGGGAGGCGTCCAAGGCGACCTGGACCGTCCGGGCGCTGACCGAAGATGAGGTCAAGGCGATCGCCGACGCCCACCCCGACCCGGAGATCCCTGACATCATCCGCGCCGAGCGGCAGCCCGGCACGGTTTGGGACGACGTCCAGCGCGCCGCAGGCAAGGCCTACGTGGAAGCCCGCGAAGCCGCCGTGACCGAACGCAACCTCGCGATGATCGCCTTGGCGGTCGTCGATGTCGCCACCCCCCGCGGCACCGCCAGCTCGGTCAGCGTCGAGCAGATCCGCAAGCTCCGCGCACGACCGCACGGCAAACAGCAGGTGACACGCCTGGTCGAGGCCGTCAGCTCTGCGACCACCGGCGAGATCGAGATCCCCCGCCCTACGTTGCCCGGGCGCTCCGACAGCGACCGGGGCTGATCCTCGCACTCAAGGCGTCACGCGCGTGGGGTGCTGAGCCCGACGTGTACTTCGGCTGGTCTCGCCGATCCCGAGCCCTTGCAGAAGGACTCATCGAGCACGAGGAGTCCATCGGGCCACACGGCATCCCATGGGCCGATGCGCTCGACCCGGACAACGACGGGTACTTCGAGGTCGAGGAACATATCGACTACGCCCAGGCAGCGATCGACCGCTGGCAGAAGGAGAACCAGGGCAAGGCCGAACCTGGCACGCGCCTGGTCGTCGTCGATACCCGCAGGATGACGAACCCCTGAAATCGGTCAGTCACTCTTGGTGCGGTTAGCTCGGTCGAGCAGCACGACCCCCAGCGTGAGAATCGCCAACCCGCCAACCAGGCAGAGCACCACCCAGGGGTCTCGGTAGCCGTCGCCGTCCTGCCCTCGGAACCCGGCGATGCCGATCAGGAATGGGATCGCACCGATCACGAGCGACGCGATCCCCCGATCACGGAGCACCTGCGCCTTGCTCTTCAGCCCGCTCGGCTCTGTCATCGACTTCTCCCCCGTCTAGAGCCACGGACCGGCTCGCCTGCAGCCATCTAACTCCATATCGCGATTCCCCGGGAGGTGTCATGGCCGACCGGTCGATCTCCGTCTACCTTCGCGCCCAGGTGTCCGACTTCAAGCGCGCAATGGACGAGGCAGGAAAGTCGACCAAGGGGGTCGGCGAGGCGGCAGCCAACGCGTCTAAGCAAGGCGGCGCCGGGCTCGAATACCTGGCGAATCGGGCTTCCAAGACAGGGGTCGGACTAGGTCTGATCGCCGGACAGGCAGACAACGCAGGCGCCAAGCTCAAGGGAGCGGGCGACGCTGGTGCTGGCGGGTTCGACAACATCAACCGCGCGACCACGGCAACCGGCGACGGCCTTGAGAAGTTTCGGAACACGCTGAAGCGCACGTCGGACGACACGACTTCCGCCCTCGCGCGGATGACGAAGTCCGCGATGGAGCACAAGGAGTCTTGGGACAAGGTGGGCACGCAGCTCACCGCGTTCGGTGCAGCCGCGATGGCGGCCCTGGGCTTGGCCGCGAAGGCGGCAGTGGATTGGGAATCCGCATGGGCCGGCGTGGCGAAGACAGTCGACGGCACCGACCACCAGCTCGCCCAGGTGGAAGAGGGGTTGCGACAGCTCGCCCGCACCCTGCCCGCATCTCATCAGGAGATCGCGGCCACCGCCGAAGCTGCCGGGCAGCTCGGGGTGGCAACGGGTGACATCGTCAGCTTCACCAAGACGATGATCGACTTGTCCGAGACCACGAACTTGAGCGCCGACGAGGCTGCGACCTCGATCGCTCAGCTCATGAATGTGATGCAGACGGCGCCCGAGGACGTCGACAACCTCGGCGCTTCGCTGGTCGCCCTGGGTAACAACGGGGCGTCCACCGAGCGAGACATCATCCAGATGGCTCAGCGCATCGCTGGCGCGGGGAAGATCGTCGGCCTCACCGAGGGTGAAGTGCTGGGACTCGCGAACGCCCTCGCCTCGACCGGCATCGAGGTCGAGGCTGGCGGGTCCGCGATCAGCAACATCATGATCGACATCGCCAAGGCGGTCTCCGCAGGAGGTGACGATCTCGCTGCATGGGCACGTGTAGCGGGGATGTCCGCCGACGAGTTCGCGGTGGCGTGGAAGAGCGACCCGGCGGACGCGATCGCGACCCTGGTTGAAGGTCTAGGCCGGATGAACGCGGCGGGCGGCGACGTGTTCGCCACGCTCAGCGACCTCGGCCAGACCGACATCCGCGTGACCCGCGCGCTGCTGTCGATGGCGAACAGCAACGATCTCACGCGCAAGTCGCTGGAGCTCGGCAACTCGGCCTGGAAGGAGAACACCGCCCTCGCAATCGAGGCGGCGAAGCGGTATGACACGACCGAGGCGAAGCTGCAGATCGCAAAGAACAGCTTCACCGACGCAGCCATCTCGCTCGGTGAGACATTCCTGCCGATGATCGCGGGTGCAGCGGAGGCGGTGTCGTCCTTCGGGCAGTACCTGGCTGGCCTTCCCCCGCAGACGCAAGCGGCCATCGCCACCCTGACGGGCTTGGTCGGTGCGACATCCCTGGTAGCGGGCGGTTTCCTCTTGATGTTCCCCCGCATGGTCGAGACGGCGAAGGCTCTGCGCGACATCGGCGCGATCAGCCCGGGGGTTGCGCAGAAGCTCGGCAAGATCGGTGCGACGACCATCAAGGGCACCTCGCTTGCGACCGGCTTGCTGCTCGTCGCCTCTGCGTTGAACGAGATCTACATGTCATCGCTCAAGGCTGTGCCTTCCGTCGAACAGATGACACAGGCACTGTTGAGTGCCGAAGGCGTATCTGGCGCTCAGGAAGCGTTCGCCGGCCTGTCGGAGACCTTCGACGACATGAAGGGCGCCGCGGACCGGATCCTCGATGGAGGGATCAACAAGTGGGCTGACGACAACATCGGCGGCTTCTTGGGACTGAGCACCGCGACAGGCAAGGCGCGCGAGGCCTTCGAACAGCTCGGCAACTCCTTGGCTGCCGTGTATGCCACCGACCCAGCTCAGGCTGAGGAGCGATTCGCCGCCGCGATGGCCGAGACTGGCCGGACGCGCGAGGAGCTCCTCCAGCTCATGCCGCCGTACGCCGACGCGCTGGCCGCGGCTTCAAACCAGCAGCAAATGACTGGTGAAACTGCCACCGACGCCAGCGCTGGCCTGACCGACCTGGCGCAAGCGACCGCCGCCGCCGACGAGGAACTGCAGAACTGGATCAAGGACACCGCCGCGTCGGACGCTTCGTTCATCAACATTCTTGGCGCCTACGACGACCTGATCCAGAAGAACAAGGATGTCGCCCAGGCGACCGCCGACAGCACCGAGTCCTCGAAGGACTCGTGGGAGACGTACTACGACGGCGTCACGTTCTCGCTGGACGAGTACCTCGCGAAGTTGGACGAGCAGGTGGCAGCCCAGCAGAACTGGGAGCAGAACCTCATCATGCTCTCGGGCCGAGCGTCTCAGGGTGTCATCGACAACCTGGCAAGCCTGGGCCCAGAGGGCGCCCCGCTGGTTCAGGCGCTCCTTGATGGGACTGACGAACAGCTCGCACGGTTCGAGGCGGGCATCGGGCAGAGCTTCGACAACTACACGACCGCTTGGGCGACCAACCTGCACGACGCGGCCCCGGTCATTTCGGCGGCGTCAGCTCAGCTCGGCGCGGATGCTGCGAAGGAAATCGCGGCCAAGCTCTCGGATGGCACGACGACCATCGAGGATGTCATTCGCGACTACGGCTTGGTGCTCGGGGCGAACCCACTCGAGGTTCCTCTCGACACTGAACTGACCTTGGAACAGCTCGCAGGAATCCTTGAGTCGATCGAGTCGTCCTCGGGCACCCTCACGATGATGGGCGACACTGGACCAGCCGGTCAGTCGCTGGCGGACGTCACTGCCCAGATCAACGAGACCGAGGGCACGGTCACGATCTACGGGAACGACGGCGCCGCCATCGCGACCCTGGGCGGGTACAAGGCGACCGTGGACTCAACGACAGGCGCGGTGTCGATCCAGGGTTCCGATGCTCAGGGTCGCGCCACCGTGGTGAACCTCCAGAACTGGACGAACGCGCAAGGCGCCTCGATCAAGGTCGACGCGGACACGACCGAGGCGACCCGTAAGGCGAACGCCCTGCGTAACCTGCTCACCGGACCCGCGAACATCCCGACGATGATTGCTCGTCCAAACGGAGGCGCGACCGGCGGCGCAGTCTCGGACATCGCCGGATTCGCATCTGGCGGTCGGATCCCGGGGACTCCCCCTGCGGACCCGATGCAGGACAACCTCCTGGCGATGGTCGACGGCCGCACTCCGATCGCGGTTCGGTCTGGAGAGTTCATCGAGCCTCAGCCCGCAGTGGACTACTACGGCCTCGACGTCATGCACGCGATCCGTGGCCGGAGGATCCCGAAGGACGTGCTGCAGGGCTATGCCGTGGGCGGGCCTCTCAACAACGTCTCTGTCGGCACCCGAAGTCAGGCACCAGCAGCATTGCCCGTCGTCGTCACGGCGGGTACCTCCGGCCCGTCCCAGGCGTACTTCACCGACGCGCAGACCGAGCGGATCGCCTTGGCGATCGAGCGGAAGGCGGGCCGGGTGACGGCTACTGCGCTGGCCGATCGGGACTTCGGCAGCCGCTACCAGGGGAGGTCGTAGTGCCGACGAGCCCGGATGGTGTGCTGCAGGCCGAGTTCGACCCGGCGTGGGCTGCGGTGCGGCTGGTGGTCGACGGCGGGATGTGGCCTGCCCCTGTGGACGCGTTGACGATCACCCGGCAGGTCGCCGGCCAGTCCGACATGCCCGTTCGCGGCGTCGAGGACCGGCCTGCGATCGCCGGCTACTTCGTGGGCTCAGATCCCGAGGCCCCGCTGCAGTCGCCCGTCACGTACAGGGTCGACGGATACACGCTGGGTGTCCTCGTGGCGTCGGCGTCTGTGACTGTTCAGACCGACGGCGCCGCCCCGGGGATGTGGATCAAGGTCCCTGGGCAACCGGATCTGACCATGTTGGTCCCGTTTCGCGCATTGTCTGCTGTGGACTCGCCGACGATCGGCGGGGTGTATCAGATCGCGGGCGGCGGCACCGTGGCGCAGACGACCGCGCAGTGGTCGGGCATCGAGACGGATCAAGCGACCGTCGAGCTGGCCCCTCGTGCCGGCGTCGATGTGGGGCGTCTGCGAGCCGCTCTAGCGGCGGGGCGGGTGGTGCTGCTGCAGCCCGTTGGGTCCACCGACCTCGACGCTGGCTGGTACTACATCAGCCGTGTCAGCCGGGAGAACCCAGCGGGGATGGAGGCGTTCGCGTTCCGGGTCTTCACCTTGTCCGTGCAGCGCACCGGTGTGCCTGTTGGCGAGGGCCAGGGGCTCGCCGGAGCGTCGTGGGCTGCGGTCGCGGAGCAGTACCCGACATGGTTCGCGCTGATGGCGGCGAAGGCGGCGTGGTTCGACCTTATGCAGGGGGTGTGAGTTGCAGCCCGTCACCTCGAACTTCCTCGCCGCCCTGCGCTCACCGCAGCGAGTTCAGGTGCGCGGCTGGGTGGACAAGGGTGGACGGCGCCTAGCGTCCTCGATCCCGATCGTCGGGGGCACCTTGAACATCGACGCGTCCCAGATCACCCGCCGTCGATGCACGCTCGAACTCGCGCCGCGGATGCCCACCGGCACCTACACCGACGCCCCCACGCTGGGCCGTAGCTGGCAGGACCCGATCGCGCACTACGGGCAGGAGATCACCCTCGAATGGGGCCTGACCTTCACCGAGGGCACCACCGAGTGGGTGCGGCTCGGTGTATTCCGCATCGATGACGTCGAGGGCTCACTCCTCGACGACGACACCGTGCAGGTGCGGGGCGTGTCCCGGGAGTCGTTCGTCGCTGATGGGCGCTTCGGCGTCCCTCAGACGCGGTCTGGCCCGTCTGCGCAGTCGCTGATCGCCGACCTGATCCGGGAAGCGATCGGGCCCAAGGTCGAGGTCGTCATGTCCGCGTCCATCGACCGCCGCGTGCCGCCGACCGTGTGGGATGAGGACCGGTGGGAGGCGATCACCGGGCTCGCGCAGTCGATCGGCGCGGTCGTGTATGCCGACGCGCGCGGTCGGTTCGTGATCCGCGACGCCCCCTCGATCACCACTCCACCGGTCTGGCGCATCGACGCGGGACCCGGCGGGGTTCTCGTCGCGGCCAGGTCTTCGTCCTCACGGACGAACGCCTACAACGCGATCTCGGTCTCATCGTCCAACCCGTCCAGCGACGTGGCCCCCGTGCATGCCGCTGTCGTCGACGGAGGTGTCGCCTCGCCGACTCGCTATGGGTCACCGTTGGACGGCCGGTGGGGCAAGCGCTGGCGCAAGATGTCGTTGCCGACCATCACCTCACAGCAGCAGGCTCGCGACATCGCGGTGCGCAACCTGTCCCGATACGTCGGCGCAGCGTCCAGTCTGGACATCTCCGCCGTGCCGAACGTGGCCCTCGACGCCGGCGATGTCGTAGAGATCATCACGGACCCGCGCGACCCGGCCGGATCGGTGCGACGCCACGTCATCGACTCGATGTCCCTGTCCCTGACTCCCGGGGGCCGGTTCACCCTCTCGACCCGGGACGTGGCCGACGTGATCGCGGAGGACTACACCGGTGATTAGCCCCAGCGTCGCACCGCAAAGTCCCAACCGCATCGGGGTCATCACCGCGATCAACACGACCACCAGCGCGGTGACTCTCAGCGTCGACGGCGCGAGCGTGACCGCTCTGCGGTGGCTGGCCCCGTACTCGCCGACGGTCGGGGACATGGTCGTGGTCCTGGTCGCCGATGGGCAGTGGATCATCGGCGGGAAACTCTCCGCGCAGCTCGGCTCGGGCGTCAGCTACGGGTCCACCACCCTGCGCCCCTCGGGCAGCTGGATCGGCGAAGCCCTCGCTGCTGGCAGCACCTGGGGATGGACAACCGCCACCGGCGCCGCCTATCAGGGCAAGGACTACGCCACCTTCATCCACGCCAGCGTGTGGGCGTTCGACGCCCTGATGTCCGTCCTCCCGACCGGGGCGACGGTCACGGCGGCGAAGGTACGCCTGACGAGGTGGGCGGACGACAACATCCCGAACACCCTCGCGCCCAGGATCTACCTGCACGGGTACTCGGGCTCGCCGTCCGGTCCGCCGACGTGGGTCGCTGGGCCGATGCCCGGCGTCGGAGGGCTTGAGCAGGGCGAGACCGGCACCTGGGATCTGCCCTCAGCGTGGTTGACCGCACTGCTGTCCGGCACCGCGCGCGGGGTCGGCATCTACTCCACCACCGTCTCGGACTACTCCCTGTGGGAGTCCGGATCGACGGCTCTGCTCGTGTCCTATTCGACCCCGTCCTAGGGATCCGCCGTGCTCGATTCAGCCGCCGAGCTCGAACCCACCCAGCAGCCGTCCGACGCGATTGTCTCGCTCGGATTCGACCCTGCCCAGATTCGCGCGCTCGTGCTCACCGCCACCTCGGTCGTCGCCGTCTCCGCGGACTACCCCGAGCCGCCCACCCAGCCCGAGGAGGCGCCATGACCACCACAGAGCCGGTCCAGGGCGGACCGTACCCCGTTCCTTCCGACCCGCCCGACGGTCCGTCCCAGATGGGCGCGATCGTCACATGGGCAGCTGGCCGACTGGTCATGCGGTTCGCCTCGGTCGCCGCCCGTGATGCGGTCATGCCCACACCGGTGGAGGGCATGCTCTGCTCGACTGGGTCCGGCTCGGGACAGGTCCTCTGGCTCGGGCAGATGGTCGGCACCGAGATCAGGTGGGTGGACCTGCGAGCCGCACTGTCCCCGGCCTGGCAGTCCTTCACCCCGTCGTGGGCCAACCTCAACCCGGGCACCGCTGGCACAGTGGTGACCAGGTACCTGCAGATCGGCAAGCTGGTGCAGTACCAGGGCTATTTCCAGTACTCCGGTGCTACCTCCGGCGGATCGCAGGTCGGGACGAACCCCCGAGTCCAGCTGCCAGTCAACGCGCGCATGGTGGGTGTGGCTCAGGTCCTGCCGTTGGGGTCGGTGTCCTACCTCGACAACGGAACCACGATCATCGGCGGCTACGGTCGGCTCTACGACGCCACGAGCGCGCAGTTCATGCCCAACTCCGGCACCGGGATCTCGGCCGCCAGCCCGTTCACGTGGGCGGCCGGCGATCAGCTCGCGTGGAACTTCACCTACGAGGCGGCCTGATGCCTGATCGTGTGATCCGACGACTGAACGGCCCGCGCGGCAGCTTCCTGCTGTGCATGGCCTTCCTCTGTGCCGCGCACGTCGCGTCATGCCTGCCACCCGGGACGTCCGGGGTGCCCCTGCCGGTCGGCCTCGACGTCCTGGAGGAGACGATCCCCCTGCCGGTCTACGCGGTGCTCTGGGCTGCGGCGGGCGCGCTCTGCGTCATCGGAGCGTTCCGCACCAAGCGCACCCGCCGCACCAGGGTCGCAGCGGACGTCGCCGGGTTCTCGGCCCTGGCAGGGATGCTCGCCTGCTGGGGCGTGACGTACCTGCTCGGTTGGGTCTTCGACGAGGACCCCTCTCGCCAGTGGGTCATCGCGCTGCTGTACCTCGCAATGGCCGGTGGTACCGCGGCTGCGGGTCGCCTCATCAACCCCGCACCCGGGGAGGCACGGTGACCATCGACCCATCCATCGTCGTCGCGGTCGTCGGCGCCGCGGCCCTCGTGATTGGCACCACGATCACCGCCACCTTCACCCGCCGCTCCCACGGCGACACGACCATGCGCGCCGACCTGACAAACCTTCGTGAGCGCCTGGATGCATCGGAACGACGGCTTGAAGCGTCCGAACGCCGGGAGCGGATCCGGGACGACTACATCCACAAGCTCCGCACCCTGCTCGATGAGGCCGGCGAGGACGTCCCGCCCTGGCCCGACGGCTTGACGACCGCTTAGGAGGCCTAGTGGCGTTCACCAACGGGCAGATCCCGGACTACGCGCTCATCCCCGTCTCCGGCGTCCTTGGGTGCCGAATGCGTCCCGGCGCTGCCGCAGCGTGGGAAGCGCTGCGCCAGGCCGTGCACGACGCGCGCGGGTGGTGGCCGACCCAGACAGGGCCCGCCGACGCCTACCGGCCCTACGCGGTGCAAGAAGGCCTGTTCCTGGCGCGCTACACCACCCGCTACATCGTCGGTCGCCCGACGAAGCGGTGGCGCGAGCAGACCTGGTACCTGCAGCCCGGCAAGGCCACCGCGGCCACCCCCGGAACCTCGAACCATGGGCTCGGGATCACCGTCGACATCACCGGGCTCGGCGGCTTCAACGGCACCCGGTACAAGCAGCTCGCGACGATCGCCGAATCGCTCGGCTGGTCCAACGCCGAGGGCCGGTCGATCGGCGAAGCGTGGCACTGGACCTTCACGGGCAACGCCGAGGCGGCATCCAACCACGGGGCCAGCACCGGCAAGGTGCCGACCGCCCCCGCTCTGCCCGCCATCCTCCAACCGATCAGGGAGACCCTCATGGCCGACGACAAGATCATCACCGTCACCGACGGTCGAGCCGCTCAGTTCTTCTTCTCGCCGGACAAGAACAAGTTCCTCCCGTTCGTGACGTCCACCGAGCGCGACGTCGCCCGGGTGGCCTACGAGACCAAGGACCTGCAGCTCAACGCCCCCCAGATCGACGCACTGGCGAACTTCGTCAAGCGCGTCGACGAGTCGAAGTAGGAGCCCCCATGACCTTCACCACTGCCAAGTTCTGGAAGGCCGCCGGAGAGCGCGCCGTCAAGACCACCGCACAGACCGCAGTCGCCCTCATCGGCACCGGCGCCCTCGGCGTCCTCGACGTCGACTGGCAGGGAGTCGGCTCCGGCGCGGTACTCGCCGGCGTCCTGTCCGTGCTGACCTCCATCGGATCCGACGCCATCACCGCCACCGACGGCCCATCGCTGACCAACGAGATCGCGCTCGGCAAGCACGCTCAGTAGCAATCTTCTTACCAAAAGCGCCCCGCCCTCCCGAAGGAGGGCGGGGCGCTTTTGTCATACTCGTCGCGCTCTCAGGCGATCATCCACTCGGACCACTGAGAAGGGTTCAACCAGACCGGCGTCGGCCCGGTTCCGATCTCGATCTCCAGGATCGCTCCCTTCGCTGCGTACTCGGCGAGGGTCTTACCGAGGCCGGAGGCCTGTGCGTCGGTCAGCTCGAACGACCGCTGTTGACCGCCGGCGACATACCTGAGCATCTTCATCTTTTCCATGACTAGAGCCTGCACGCTAAGGCAGCAACGCAGTGCCCGTTCGAGCGACGTTCACCGGAATGGTGGTGTCAGACCCAGCGCGCACACTCCCCTGGTGACCGACCCGAGCCGCTGGGTCCGCACCCACGCAGGCTGGGTGCGTGTGCCCCCGTCCTACTGCCCCGCCTGCGGCTGGGCATGGCCGAGCTTCGGACCGTACCGACCTCGACAGTCCACGATGTTCTGCTCCTGCGCGCCCACCCACTCGCACACCGCGTGGACATGCAGGTGTGGCGCGATCGTGGCCGAGTGGTGCGCAGACGTGCGCCAGTGGGGTCGTGCATCGACCCCAGCCGGACTGCCTGACGAGCTGCGATGGTCGTGCTGATCGCTCGCCATCGCCACGATCACGAGCGATGTTCGGTGCAATCACTCGATTCCGAGCGATCTGGACTCGAACTCCGCTGGCCGTGCTAGGCACCCTCTGGCCTGTAGTCTGGGCAACAGGTCGGTGGTTGTGGAGGGGCCCGAGCGCCAGCGAGCAGCGCCGACCCGAAACAGCATATGACCAGCAAGTTTGCAGGTCGCGGGGGCGACCACACTTGGCGGCCCGAGCGGGTTCAAGTCCCGTTAGCCACCCCAGCATGACGAAGGCCCCGCACGGATCCGTGCGGGGCCTTCGGCATGGTCGGG